GAAGGAGCACCTCAATCACCTCAAGAACTTGGACCAACAGGCACTGGTGGTGGCAACATCGGAACAGGAAATGTTCCGGTTGCAGGGGAAACTACGTTCTCTGGTACACCTAGAGCAGTTGGAGGAACAGGTCAAGGAAGCCCTGAATAGAAGAGAAGATTAATATGGCTAAGAAAAAATTAACAGATTTAACAGGTGATGGGAAAATTACTCAAGCCGATGTGCTAAAAGGAAGAGGAGTATTTCAAGAAGGGGGTGACGTAGACACTCAAATGGAAATGATGCTCGGAGGAGTTGAAGAGGTTCAAGAAGAACCTATGCTTCCTGACGAAGAAATGGAAGAAGATTATGTTGACTATGTTGTAGAAGAAACATTGTCAGACGAAGATACGAATTATTTATTAAACGCTCTCGAAAAAGACGCTAAGCTAAGTGAACTTTTTGACCAAGTAGTCGAGAGTGCAACAGAATTTACTGGTTCTGGGACTGTAGAAGGTCCGGGAACTGGTAGGTCCGATTCGATACCGGCAAGGTTATCGGATGGTGAGTTTGTCTTTACTGCTAAAGCAACTGAAGAACTTGGAGCTGACAATTTAATGTCAATGATGAGAGAAGCAGAACGTGAAGCAGATGAAAGACAACAAGCTCAAGATGGTGGGCTAATAGAAGAAGAAGAAACTGTTACAATGCCGGTTGAAAAACCGCAACAACAGGATATAAGAGTTCAGAAAGAAACTGTTGGAGCTCGTGCAGGAATGCAAGAGCAATCGGAACTAGTTGATGATGAACTTAAAAAATCTATGCTTTCTACTAGACCATACGTAAGGAGCTAACAACCGATAGAGCTACCCTAGGCATAGGCACTTTATCACAATAATAACCGAAAGGCTACCTTTACAAGACAAGCCCTGCAAGTGCACACGCAGCTACCTTGTTAAACGAAGCCCTGAGTAGGAGAAAAGAAAATGACTGAACAAGTCGTACAAGAGGAAGAAGTTCAAGCTAATCCTTATAATAAAAACAAAGCTTGGCATAAAGGAGACGATAAACCTTTTGTTTCATCAGAAAGTTTATTTTACGCTGAAGCTACAGAGAAATCTGAAGTAGAAGATGTAGAAGAAGTCGAAGCAGTTTCAGAGGATAAACCTTATAAGAAACCCGACTATAAAAAACGCTATGATGATTTAAAAAAACATTATGATAGTAAACTTAATGAGTTCAAAAGTCGAGAACAAGAGTTATTGGATGAAGCTACTAAAAATAGAACTGAATACAAAGCTCCTAAAACTGAAGATGAGTTAGAACAATTTAAGAAAGAATATCCTGATGTGTATGAAGTCGTAGAGACTGTTGCCCATATGCAATCGGAGACTAAGGCAAAAGTTCTAGAAGAACGTCTTAGCAAACTCCAAGAACGTGAGCAAGATTTAATACGTCAAGATGCAGAAAAAAGGTTAGTTGAAAAACATCCTGATTTTGAAAATATCAGAAACAGCGATGAATTTCACGGGTGGGCACAAACGCAACCACAGTCTATCCAAGATTGGGTATACAGTAATAGCGATGATGCAGACCTAGCTTCTAGAGCCCTTGATTTATTTAAAAGGGATTTAGGATTGGATGTTTCTCAAGTAAGAGAGTCATCTTCTAAACCAATGACACAATCGGCTGCTGATATGGTTTCTACCAAAACAACAAGTGTAGAGCCTAAACAGGAAAAGATTTGGTCAGAAAAGGAGATTGCTGCACTAAGCATGGATGAATTTGATAGATATGAACAAGAAATCAGTTTAGCTATGCAAGAAGGCAGAATCGTAAAATAAACTATAACTATAACTTAAAGGAGAATGTATCATGGCTCAATTTTTTGAACCTTCAACGGATACCAACGCAAACTTTGCTAACTCCGTAAGTGGACAGACTAATAGTTTCTTTTTACCTTCGGTTTACTCTAAAAAGGTTTTAAACTTTTTTAGAAAAGCCTCGGTAGTTGAAGCTATTACGAACACCGACTATGCCGGTGAGATTTCCGCTTTCGGAGATTCTGTAAAGATTATTAAAGAGCCAGTAATTTCTGTATCAGCGTATACAAGAAATTCTGACACAACTGAAACTAGACTAACTGACCAAGAGCTTTCTTTGGTAGTTGACCAAGCAAATGCTTTCAAATTCATCGTAGATGATATTGAAACTAATATGTCTCACGTCAACTTCAAAGAGGTTGCTACTTCATCAGCCGCTTACTCATTGAAAGATGCGTATGATGCTGCTGTAATAGCTGAGATGTTTGCCGGAGTTTCTTCATCATCTCCAGACCACGTAATAGGTTCTGACAGTGCTACTGCTGACGCTACTATGGCTCACGCAACTAACTCTGTTGACCTATTAGGTTCTGACGGAACTGGTGTTGATGCTCTAGACCTTATGGCTAGAATGGCTAGATTACTAGACGACCAAAATATACCTGAAGAAGGTAGATGGTTTGTTGCACCTCCTTCGTTCTACGAAGAGTTGTCACAGTCTGGGTCTAAACTTCTATCTGTTGATTTCAACGCAGGTCAAGGCTCAATCAGAAATGGTTTAGTATCAACTGGAAAACTACGTGGATTCGACATGTACAAGTCCAATAACATTGCTGCTACAAGTAATGCTAGTGGTAAAGTACTTGCAGGACACATGAGTTCTACAGCTACTGCACAAACTATTCTTTCAACTGAAGTGTTGAGAGACCCAACATCGTTTGGTGACATAGTTCGTGGATTGCACGTATACGGAGCTAACGTACTTAGAGACGAAGCTTTAGTATCTGCTTTTTACGTAGTAGACTAATACAAAAATCGGAGGGGTCTTAACGGACCTCTCCACCTTTTATGGGAGATATAGATGTACGGAACAAAAAGAACAAAAAAAATGTATGGTGGAATGGCTAGAAAAAAGAAAGGTCATGGTGGACGTATGATGTATAAAGATGGTGGAATGCCTAAAGCCAAACCTTGTTAATATGAAAGTTAAAGCACCTAAAGGCTACCATTGGATGAAAGATGGTAAAGATTATAAATTAATGAAGCACACTGGTAAGTTTGTAAAACATAAAGGTGCAAGTCTTACTGCTAACTTTGCAATTCAAAAGCAACATAAAAAATAATGGCAACAACATTTCTTACACTAACTAACGATGTTCTGCGAGAACTTAATGAAATTGAATTAACTTCATCTACGTTTGCTACTGCAACAGGAATTCAAAACTTTGTTAAAAACTCTATTAACAAATCTTTAAACGACATTGCAAATGAAGAACCACAACTTCCTTTCTTTGCAGTTGCAGCTAGTGGAGGAACAGACCCTTTCTATGGTAATGTTACTGTAGCAAGTGTTGCAGGTACTAGATGGTACTTGTTAAAGTCTGGTAGTTCTAATATAACTACAGACTATTCATCCGTTGATTGGGATGATTTTTATATTACAACAATAAATGTAAGTGGAGAAACAGCTCCTTATGTTTCTAAAGGCTTAGAATTTATTACATTAGAAGATTGGACACGATACTTTAGAGATTCAGAAAATTCAGATGACGCTGATTCTCAAAACTATGGAGAACCGAAATATGTTATTCGTAGCCCGGACCATCGTAAGTTTGGATTAAGTCCTTTACCTGATAAAGTTTATAACGTGCATTTTTATGCATATAATGCACCCACAGCTTTGTCAGCTTATAGTGACGAAATAGTATTTCCAGACCAGTATGCTAATGTAATAACTGCTAGAGCTCGTTACTATGTGTGGCAGTTTAAAGAAAGCCCACAACAAGCAGCTTTTGCTTTAGATGATTATAAAAAAGGATTACGACATATGAAATCGAATCTTATAAATCCTTCACCAAATTATATTACAGACGATAGGAGATACTTCTAGTGGCACAATCGCAACCTTATACAGTTGCATGTGATGGAGGTTTAGTTAAGTCTGCTAACTCAATAGACTTGTTAAGAACTCCCGGTGTAGCAAGAGAATTAAGAAACTTCGAAGTATCTACAGAAGGTGGATACAGACGTATTAATGGTTTTGCTAAATACGGTGGAGGTAGTGCAGTACAGCCTACAGGAGGTACAGCAACGATACTTGGTGTGTTTCCATATGCTGATGGAGTTATTGTAGCAGCCGGTACAAATATTTATTTTAGTAACACTGGTACAAGTTGGTTACAGATTAATAGAAGTTCTGTAGCAGGTAGTGGAGATGACCATACAGCCTTTACAGGACGTAGTGTACTTGCAAGAACTGGACAAGGGCAATGTCAGTTTGCTTTGTTTGAAGGAGCTACATTTGATTATGGTCAAGTTATTATATCAGATGGAGCTAATAAACCTTACATATTTAGAATGGAAGGTACAGGTGCTTTAAATACTAGAACATTTTTTTCAGAAGAGATAACTGTTACAGGAACAAAGCACGTAAAATATATTACAACGCACGATAAACATTTAATTGCTGCAGGAGTTGAAGATAACTTAAATACAGTATTTTATAGTTCTACATTAGACCCCACAAGTTTTAGCGGTACAGGTTCAGGTAATATTGTTTTAGAAGACCAAATAGAAGGCATCAAAGGTTTCCGTAATGAACTATTTATATTTTGTACAAACAGTATATTTAAACTTATAAATATAAATGATGCTAGTAATGTTGCTATTGTTCCAGTTACAAAGAACGTAGGTTGTTCAAGCGGATATAGTATTCAGGAGATTGGTGGTGACTTAATCTTTTTAGCTCCTGATGGTTTAAGGACTGTAGCCGGTACAGCAAGAATTGGTGACGTTGAGTTAGGCACAGTTAGTAAAGAAATACAACCTTTAGTAACGGACTTGACAGAAAGCATAAATACCTATATAATAACTAGTTTAGTATTAAGAGAAAAATCTCAATACAGATTATTTTATACTGATACTTCAAAACTTAATAGTGAACAAAGAGGCATTATAGGAACTCTTCGACCAAATGGATTTCAATGGTCAGAAACAAGAGGAATCGAAGTTACTGAAATAGGTTCAGGCTTTGACCAAAACGGAATAGAAAATTATTATCATGGTGATACAGATGGATTTATTTATGTCCATGATTCAGGAAATGACTTCAATGGCTCTAAAATTTTAGCACGTTATGCAACTCCAGATTATGACTATGGAGATTTAGGAACATTAAAAACTTTACATTACTTAAAAGTTTCTACAAGTGCAGAAGGTGTTGTAGAACCAGATGTTCAAGTTAGATTTGATTATGGCAGTACTGATATACCACAACCACCAAACCCTTTTGATTTAGGAGTCATAGACCCACCATCTTTATTTGGAGATGCGTTATTTGGAACTAACGTATTTGGTGGAGCAGAAAACCCTTTAATAAGAGTTGCACTACAAGGTAGTGGACATAGTAACAGTTTTACAGTAATCAGTGATGATACAAAAGCCCCATATACCATTAATGGGCTTTATATAAATTACGTACCTTCAGGCAGGAGATAATAAATGGCACAAACTTATACCCGACAAAGTTCACTCGCAGATGGAGATACTATAACTGCTGCGTTATTCAATAACGAGTACAATCAATTAGTTAATGCATTTGCTTACAGTTCAAGTAGTGCTAGTTCTACAGGTCATAGACATGATGGTACAGCAGGGCAAGGTGGTAACATCCACACTATCGGTGACTTAGATTTTTTAAACAAGATTGTCGTAGACGATTCAAACAATAGATGGGGATTTTACGTAGAAGTTTCTTCTTCTGCAGTAGAACAAATAAGACTGCAAGACGGAGCTTTATTACCCGTAACAGATAGTGATGTAGATTTAGGAACATCTTCACTATACTTCAAAGATGCATACATAGATTCAATAACCACGACAGGCAATGTAGCTGTAGGTGGTAACTTAACAGTAACAGGAACAACTACCTTTAATGGTGGTACACTTACTCTTGGTGATGCTGCTTCAGACAACGTAGTCTTTGGAGCTGACGTAGATTCACATATTATTCCTGATGATGATGATACTTATGACTTAGGAAGTTCTTCACAACAATGGAGAAACTTATACATCGATGGAACAGCCAACATCGATAGTTTAGTAGCAGACACGGCAGATATAAATGGTGGTACAGTTGATGGTGCAGTTATTGGTGGTTCAAGTGCAGCAGCTATAACTGGTACAACTATTACAGG